GGGGTTACTGTCGGGTGTGATCCTCGCCCATTTTACCTTGTACCCGAAACCCGAAAGGAAATCCCGATGGACCTTAATGATCTTAAACCTAAATCCGATGTTGTCGTTGTTGAACTCTACCATCCCGGTACGTATGAACCTCTGTTCAATGACGATAAAACGCCTATGACGCTTACGCTCTATGCACCTTACTCCAAGGAGTACAAGAAGGCTATGCATGAGCAGCAAAATCGTCGTCTGAAGAGGGCACAGAAAAAACGTAAGATGGACGTCGATATCGAAGAAATCGAGAAAGACGCTATCGAACTCATGGCTAAAGTTACCAAGGAAGTCAATGCTACTTACCAAGGTACAACCCTTGAATGTTCTGTTCCTGCCCTGGTCGAACTCTATACTGAAATCTTTTGGATCAGGAACCAGATCGAGGAGGCGTTTGCACAAGCCACGGATTTTACCAAGAACTGATCGACAGTCTAGTGGAGTTCGCTGAACATGAGTTTGAACTCAATCAAGTCGATCAGAATGGTATTGCACTACGAGATCATTTAGAACAGGTTGAAAGGCAGACTGGTGTACGACCTAAAGAGTTGGATGGACCTGAGTTCCCGTACCTCTTGGAGTACATCTGGTCTGCCTTTCTTAGTTTGAACAGCCTTCGCACAGTGGGTATGAATGGACCCAACCCTATTTCGCTAGTAGAAATAAAGTACTGGTCAGAATTGACAGAAAATCCATTGTCGGCTTTTGATGTTGAACTTATCAAGAGGCTGGATAACGCTTACATAAGGACTTACCATGCCAACTCTAAGTGATTTTGTTTACACTATCAAACTGATGTTTGATGACAAGGCTTTTATGTCTGGTGCAAAGCGTGTTCAACGTTCTGCCGATGGTATTATCCGTTCTGAAATGGGTATGGCTGACGCAATTTTGGCCGTCGACAAAAGAATTAAAGGCTATCGGCAAGGTCTAAAAGAGGGTTCACTTACACAACGTCAATTTGCTGCTGCTGTAGACGAGGCTCAACGTAGTCTAGCTGCTCTTAAACACGGTGCTGTCGATGGTGGTAACCAACTGGCTAGATACAACAACGCTATCTACGGTGCTACCCAGAGGTCTAAAAGGTTTGCTTCTGTTGGTCTTCAGCAGGTAGGCTACCAGGTTGGTGACTTTGCTGTTCAGATGCAGGGTGGTACCAACGTAGCCGTTGCGTTCGGTCAGCAGATGTCCCAGCTTCTTGGTATTTTTGGTGCTGGCGGTGCCCTCGCTGGTGCTGGTGTTGCTATTGGTACTGCATTTATTGCTCCTTTGATCGAAGCGTCTAAAAAAGCAGAAGACGTCGAAAAAAATATGCAGGAACTAAATGACGCCTTCGACGAGTACGAGAAAATTCTTGGTAGGATACATTCGTCAACTCCTGAAATAGAAGAAGACTTTGGCCGTCTTGCTGAAAGCATCAGGAATGTTGCTAAAGCCGTTGAAGGGATAAGACTAGAAGAGTTGAGGAGAGAACTTGCTGAAGTTAGTGAGGCTGCTGTCGAAGGTATAATGCCACGGCGTCCAGAAGGGTTTTTTGCCCAAATCATGGATTTTACTAAAGCCAGTTTTTCCGATCTAGGAGTCTTCTTAAATCCTTTTGACTATGGTCCCAATGCCAACGGTATCTCTGACTATCAAGAGAGGGCTATGCAGCCTATCCTTGACGATCTTGGAGAAGACTGGAGTCCAGAGCGTCTAGCCAATTTGCAGGAAAGTATTAATCTCGCTGTCGGCTGGTTTAGGATTGGCTATAAAGATGCCGAGTGGCTGGCTAAAGACTTCGAAAGGATTATTACTAAACTTACCTCAGAGATTACTCCAGACGAAGATTTGTCTGAAGAGCTCATCCAATTTATTGCTGGACTAACTGCTGCACAAGAAGAAGCAGCTAGGATGGCTACTGCAAAAGAAAGAGAACTTGCAGAAGAAAAGGAACGCTTGGCTGAAGAAGACAAGGCTCGTCAAGAAGAAGAAGCGGCTAGGCTTGAGGCTGCTTACCAAAGACGTACTGAGCAGTTGCAGAACTATAGTAACGAAGTGATGGTACAAATCCAGCAACGTGCAGCAGCTAGGGCAAAAGCAGAAGAAGACGAAAGGAAAGCAGCCGAAGAACAAAGAAAACTTGACGAACTTCGTCACCAACAAGACCTTCGGTATCAAGAACAAAGAAATAAACGTGAAGAGGAGGCTGCTAAAAAACGTCAAGAACAACTTGATCTGATTAAACGTGCCAAAGACCTTCACATTGGTGTGAGGGATGTTACAAATGAAATCCTTAACGGAAACATCCAAGTAGAAGAGCAACTTCGTCTACAGGTTGAAGAGGGCGAAAAACTACAAGAAGAACTTGGTTCCTCCTACAGGGCTGCTCTTGCTCTGGCAGGTGTAGACATTAACTCTGGTATTACTACTGCTGCTGAAGCGGCTAGACTTCTTGCGGAAAATCTTAAGATCAGTCTTGCCAATGCATCCATGATTGTCCAGTTGGCTCAAGAAGACACCGTAATGTCTATGCCTATCGGTGAGAACCCCTGGAAAGAACCAGAAGATACGAAGAGATCAAGAGGTGGAGGCTCTAGGGAAGAAACCCTTGATGAAAAGATTGCTAAACTCTACGAGCAGATCAAACTGGAACGACAACTCCTCGACCTGTCTGAAGACGAAGTAGACATTATCAGGGAACTCGGTATTACTTGGGAGCAGTGGGGTACTATCGCTGATAGTGCTACTGTCAAGGCTATCCTAGCCCAGAAGGAACTGATTAAAGAGATTGAGCGTAACAAGGAAGAGGTTGCCGATCTTAGCGAAAGTATTTCGAGTAGTTTTGAGTCTGGCCTTATGTCAATTGTTGATGGCACTGAAAGCATGGGCGAGGCTTTCAAACGGATGGCTCAGGAGATTATCAACGAACTCTTTAGAATCCTTATCGTCCAGAGACTTGTCGCTGCGATGGAACCTATGATAGGTTCGTTTTCTGGTTTTGCTACATCAGTTGGAAAGAATGCAGACGGCAACGTGTTTGAAAACGGTAGAGTTCAGCCCTTTGCTTCTGGTGGCGTTGTTTCTAGTCCTACTTACTTCCCTATGGCTAAAGGTGTAGGCTTGATGGGTGAGGCTGGTCCAGAGGCTATCCTTCCTCTTAAACGCGGCTCTGATGGTAAACTCGGTGTTGCTAGTAGTGGCGGCGGATCTCCTGTTAATGTCGTAATCAATAACTACAGCAACGAACAGGCCGAAGTTAAACAAAATGGTCAAAACTTGGAAGTTGTTATTGGCCAAGTGATCTCTAGAGATATCCAGAATGGTGGTCCTACCTACAGGGCAATGAGAAAAACTTTTGGTCTTCGTCAACCTACAACGGGTAGAGGTTAATAATGGCAGATTTTCCGTCCTCCCTTCCCGGTCTTGAGATAGGGGCAGAACTGACACAACAGCAGGGTTTCATCCGTAGTCCTATGGATAGTGGCCCGACTAAACAACGTAAAAGGTTTACTGCAGTTTCCAGGTATTTCTCTGGCACAATGCTTTTGACTAAAGCACAAAAAGAAACTCTTGAAACATTTTATCAAGATACTATATCTTATGGTGCAGATACCTTTACCTATACTGACCCTGTAGATAACTCTACCTCTGTCAATGCTAGGTTTATGCAACCCCCAAGTTACTCTGCTCTGGTTGGTGGCACAGATGGTGTCCAACTCTGGCGAGCCAACGTATCAATTGAACTGCTGCCAAACTGATGCCTAGAACACTCCCTACAACTATTGTAAACGCCATCTTTGCTCAACAAACGAGCGAAGCATTCTTAGTGCTGCTTACGGCAACTCATTCAAGTTTTACTCCTGTAAGGGTTGTGAATAACACAGAGTTAGTTACTTCTAACGGTAATGTATTTCAACCCTTTCCTTTTGCAGTAATCCTGCCGCCTGACTCAGAAGACCTTAAGATTGCAGCCAAAATTTCTATCTTTGATGCAGAGCGTGAGGTTATTGATAATCTCAGGTTTGTTGCTGGCAGTAGAGAGAGGATAAAAATTGAGTTGGAGGTTATAGCGGCAAGCGACCCTGACACAATTCTACAAAGTGTCTCTGGGCTTGAGATAGAGAATGTCGTGTATGAGGCTGGCAGACTTGATCTTGAGGCGACAATCAACAACCTTTTGACAGAAGGATTTCCCCGTGACAGCTTTACTCCCAACAATTTCCCCGGAATCTTTTAATAAGTATGTTGGAATTCCTTTTGCGTGGAATGGCTACGATCAAAATGGGGTTTCTTGTTGGGGTTTGTTTGTCTTGGTTTACAAAGAACTCTACGGAGTAGACTTGCCTAAACATTATGAGTATGAACAACTTGTCGCTCAAGGTAAAGAGACAGACGAAAAAACATGGGTAAGCAGGAGTATTTGGAAGCCCCTTCGTATGGGTCAAGAAACAACTGGGGATGCCCTGCATATGCTGGGACTTCACAATGGAAAACTTAAGCCTTTACACTGTGGTATAGTTGTCAAAAAAGGCCTGGTTCTACATTCTCAAGAAGGAACAGGTGTAATCATTTCAAAGTATCTAAGTGATAGTCGCTACAAGAAAAAAGTTATTGGAGCATACCGTGTTCGACTTGACTAACTTTGAAGAAAAAGAGACTCTTCCGCAGGGCTATATTAATGTAGTTGCTGTGATGAATCCTTTTTCCGACGACCACAGGGCAGTTGCCCGTATCCCTGTCGGCAAGACTATCCAAGAAATTCTAGAAGTATTTGTAGAAGAGGTTAGTCCTGAAGCACATGAACATCTGAGTGCTTTTGTAGATGGCGACTATATACCTCCTGCATGGTGGTCCAAGGTAAAACCCAAGGCAGAATCCACTCTTTTTATTAAACCTGTCCCTGGAATTAATGCAGTTATTAGTATGCTTGCGCCACTTGCAGGTAACTGGGTTGCTGGGACGGTGTTGGGTCTTACAATGGGGACACTTTCTTACCAACTTGTTGCTGCTGCGGTCGCTTTTGGTGTTCTTGCTATCGGTAATGCACTGTTTGGTCCCGAACCAGCAGAGGCAGCAGATATTGACAGGCGACCAGTTTACTCCCTTACAGAATCTAGGAACAGGGCAAATCCCTATGGCTCTGTGCCTGTCGTTCTTGGTCAACACAGGTTTACTCCCCCGTATGGAGGCACCCCTTATACAATTCGCGGGTTTAGAAGCCAGTACCTTACCTTCATTGTCGTTTGGGGCTACGGGCCTGTAGATGTGTCTCAGATCAGAATTGGTAACACTCCTCTGGAAAACTTCCAAGAGGTAGACGTATACCATGACTTTGATGGCACTCAAACGAATATGTCTCTGTATCCAAGAGATGCTTTCCAAGAGTCCCTTAACATCACTCTTGACACGGAGTATGATGAGAGAAGGACTCCGGTTGACACTGACCGTATTGAAATTACTTTTACTTTTCCAGGTGGTCTCATTGACTTTGATAGTGATGGAGATCCCAGAAGAGAAGCTACTCGCCTTGTAGCCGATTATCGTAAAGTAGGGGATTCTACTTGGACAAATTTTTATAATGAGTATATAGAGTACAAAACAGCGCGTCTTTTTAGGGTTGGCGAGTCAATAAATGTACCGAAAGGTCAATACGATGTGCGTGTACGCAGGACTGATGAGCAAAGGGAGGGAGAGCCAAAAAGTAGGGCAAGAGATAGGGTAGTATGGACTGCTCTGAAGTCTTTTGATAACTCTTCTGAGCCAGTAGAACTCCCTGGAATTGCAAAGAGTTCTATTCGCATTAGGGCGACTGACCAACTTAACGGTGTTGTAGACCAACTTAATGCTGTTGTAGCAACCAAGGTTCCTACTTGGAATGGCTCTGCTTGGACTGAAACTACTTCGGTTAGTTCAAACCCTGCTGCGATTTTTAGGTATGTACTGACTGGAGCGCCTTGCCCCCGTCCTGTTCCGCTTGCCAACATTGATGATGATGGTCTTGGCGAGTGGTATGAATACTGCGAGGAAAAAGGCTACAGGTACGACGCCGTGATTGACGGAAGGATACCTCTCCGAGATCTTCTGCAGAATATTGCCTCTGCAGGATTCGCAACCCCAACTTACATAGATGATAAGTGGACTGTTATCATCGATAGACCTAAATCTACAATCATCCAACATTTTACTCCAAGAAACACTCGCAACTTCCAGAGTGCTCTTCTCTATCCTGAGATACCTGACGCTCTTCGTATCAGGTTTAACAACAAGGATAAAGATTACCTAGAAGACGAGCGTATTGTATACGATGATGGCTACAACGCAGATAACGCTGAGTTGTTTCAAGTTGTAAATCTTCCTGGACAGACAGATTCCGATAATGTTTACAGGCTTGGTAGGCACTTCTTGGCCTCTCAAAGGCTTCGTCCAGAAGTATTTACCTTTGAGGTAGACGTAGAGCACCTTGTTGCTACTCGTGGAGACATTTGCAGACTTACCCATGATGCGGCTATTATCGGCCAGGCTAGTGGACGTATCACTTCTATCTCTGGTTCTGTACTAACTTTGGATGAGACTGTCGATCTTGTGGCAGGCACTTCCTACACCATAAGGGTTAGGGATAACACTGGCGACAGTAATACGTATACTTTTACGGCAAGTTCTACAGAAACGACTAACCAGCTTAGTGTTGGTAATCTCGCCAGTCTTGTGTCTGCTGGTGACCTCTTTATGTTTGGCCTCAGTGATAACGAAAGCCTTGAAGTAATTGTATCAAACATAGAATACCTTGACGAATTGGAAGCACGAATTACTTGTCTTCCATACAGTGAAGAAATCTATAATGCAGCAGACGTAATACCTGACTACGAAAGTAACCTTTCTGACCTTCGTGCTGCGTCTTTTGTTGGTCCCGCTACACCTATCATTAATGATGTCGTTACTGATGAGGTTGCACTCTTTAGAACAGATTCGGGAGAGTTGAAACCGAGGATTTTGATTTACCCGGAGGTAGGTGTGCCAGAGAATGTTGGCGATGCCTACACAACTCCAGCACAATATTACCAGGCTCGTTTCCGAATTGCAGGCAGTGATGAACTTTATGTATACACTCCTGTTGAGGAAGTAGATACAGAGTTTCTTGTGCTTGAGCCGGTAACTGCAGCAGAGACTTACGATATCCAGGTTAGGACCATTGACTCTACTGGTGGTGTGTCTCCTTGGGCTACTCTTAACAATGTCTTTGTTGTTGCAGGCTCTACACCACCTGAAGATGTTACCGATTTCTCTGTCAATGTGGTCGGTGGTAATGCTACCTTGTCGTGGACAGGTATTAACACCATAGACATTGATCACTACGAAGTTAGGTACACGCCAACTCTCAGTGGTGCGATTTGGGCTGAATCTGTTGTTCTAGTTGATAGGGTTGCACGTCCTGCCACAAGTGTCACCGTTCCTGCAAGGTCTGGCACTTACCTAATTAAGGCCGTAGACAAGTTTGGTAATAAATCAGTCTCTGCAGCAACTAACGTTGTTGTAGTAAACCTTGAAGATATACTTCAACTAAACGTTATACAAGAGTATCAGGAAGACCCTGATTTTGTCGGCAACAAGACGAATATTGTACGTGTTCTAGATAGTGTTGGAACACCTTACCTAACACTAGATACGTCTGTATTGTTTGATGATACCGTTGGCAATTTTGATGATCTAGGGGGACTATTTGACGGTGGTAATGGTTTTGTATCTGAAGAAGGTACGTATGATTTTGAGAATATCCTAGACCTCGGTAGTAAGTACTCAGTCTATATAGCCTCAGAAATCGCTTTTACTCACCTTAACTATGCGACATCGTTCGATGATATTGTAGGCTTGTTCGACGACAGTGAGGGCCTCTTCGATGGTGAAGCGGATGAACTGGACGCAACTACTGCGAAGGTTCAAGTATCTTATACTGACGACGATCCTACAGGTACCCCTACATGGTCAACTTGGCAAAGTGTAGTTGCGGCTAATTTTTCTGCTAGGGCCTTCCGCTTCCGTTGTGTAATGACCAGTGGTAGTGAACTTCTTGCACCTAAAGTCACTGGCCTAAAGTCAATCATAGATATGCCTGACAGAATTGAGGCTCAGGATGATATTGACTTTACAGGCAGCACAACTGTATCCTTCCCAAGTGCATTCTACTCGACCTCTAATCCGTCGATTGGTGTTGCACTCACTGGACTAGCAACAGGAGATTACTACGAAATCACAAGCAAAGACAACACAGGTTTCACAATCTCCGTATATGACTCAACTGACACACTTAAAACAACCTCTACGCAACTTGATTATGTTGCCAAAGGGTTTGGAAGGGAAATCGCATAATGTCACAAAATGACTTCACTATTGCGAACCAGGGTTTTCCAAGTTTTCGTTCTGATTTGAACAGTGCTCTACAAGCCTTGGCAAGCAACTCTTCGGGTAGCACCGAGCCAACAACTACTTTTGCCTACCAGTGGTGGTACGACACTACGACTAACATCCTAAAACTTAGGAATGCAGATGATGATGCCTGGATTAGTGTAGCAGAGTTTGACCAGAGTAATGATATTTCTCTGCTTGTAAAGTTTACCGATCAGAATGGTTCTGCAATTCTCCCTACTGGTACTACTGCCCAAAGGGATGTGTCGCCCTCTGCTGGTTATATCCGTTTCAACACTACAGATACCGCTTTCGAAGGCTACGATGGTAGTTCGTGGAATCCTGTCGGAGGTGGCGGAAAATGGTACGGTGAGAATGGTTCCTTTGGTAAAGCAGGAGATATCTTCCGTAGCCACGAGGACACCCTCAATACTGACGTGACGATCCCCTCCGGTGAGAATGCTTATGCCGCAGGGCCTCTTACGGTGGCCTCGGGTGTCACCCTGACCGTCAACGGCAACCTCGTAATTCTGTAAAGGAGAGAAGCTATGAGTGAACTAAGAGCAACTACCCTCTCCGATGCAGCGGGGACGGGGCCTACGGAACTCACGGGGCAGAGTGCTGCTAAGGCTTGGGTAAATTTGAGCAGCGCAGCGGTTGTAACCGCCGGTTATAACGTATCGAGCGGTACTGACAACGGTACTGGAGATTACCAGTATACATTCTCTAACGCTATGGCTGGTACCCTATACGCCCCTGTCGCGTGCGAGCGAGGGGCAAGCGCCGATCTAGTTGCCAACCAAACTATATCCGCCAGTGTCGTTGAAGTAAGCGTCTGGTCTACCACCCCAGCAGCAACAGACAGGGATACTAACCATACCGTAATGGGAGACCTCGCATGACCAGCACGATTGCATTTGATAACGCGAAGCCTTCTGCCGGTGGTACGGAGTATTCGGTCTCTGGTGGAGTCGCTAAGTTTTGGTACGATTACAACCAGACGGGTGACTCCGTTGACGGGTCTCTCAACGTGACCTCTGTGACTGATGTTGGGACCGGTATTCTATCTTATACTCTAACTAATGCGTTCAGCGATGGTAATTGGTCGAGCAGCGTAACAGGTGGAGACTCTACTACGAACAATGCCGCTTATACTCACTCTTCTGGAGGTAACAAGAACAAGGCCACTGACGGTTGGGGGTGCGTTATTCGAAACACAGGGGCAACCGCTACGGACTATGACGCCAACAACGGGCAGGGCTGGGGGACGTTAGCATGAGCACTCTAGTCGCCTCTAATATCGAAGCACCAGAGGACGGCGATTACCCCGGAAAAACCATTTCGATGGAGCATCTGGTCAGGAATGCTTGCCTCGCGTGGCTCTGGTTCGATCAGTCCGGTGGAAATATAGTTAGGGGTAGTTCTAACATCTCTTCTGTCACTGATGTAACTGCCGGGGAACACGATGGAAACTTTACGAGCAACGCTGAAGCTGCAACCTCTGTAGTGCAATCTGCTATATCCCAAGGTGGTGACACTCTTAGAGGCCGTCGCGACCCGACGACAACTGAGTACACGGTTTTGACTTGGGACGATAGTGCTGCGTCATATACAGACAGAGAGGTAGGAAGTACGGCTAGAGGGGTATTTGCATGACCGTAACAATGAAAACCATAAGGAATGGCTCCTCAGCTATTGAGACTTCTCTGGCAATTCGGTCTGCTGGCGTATGCTGGGCTCTTTTCGACCAAATCGGTGGTAACGTAGTAAAAGGGAGTTACAACGTCGCCAGCATTTCTGATGATGCTGCCGGGGAGTTTACAGTAAACTTCACAAACTCAAGGACAGAAGCCGGTTACAATATTTTTGGCGCTCCTATTGCTAACGATTGTAACTTCAAGGGAGGCGGGACTCCAACCACCAGTTCCGAAGAAGGTCTCACTTGGGATGTAAGTACCATCTCTTTTGGCGATAAGGACAACGCCCTGTTTGTTAGGGGGGATTTAGCATGAGCGGCCTAATACTTGATGAAGTAACTGACGGTGTAGACACGGTTCCCGCTGATCTTCTAATCGGTGGGCAAGAGCTGTACTACACTTACTGTGATAGTGACGATCCCACCGCAGCGGGTTATTTTGATGCGTTCAATATCTCCTCGTTTACCGATCTTGGGACAGCAGTATACACGCTCAACCTTATCAATGCTGCTGCGGCTACCTACGGTTATGGGGATTACGGGTGGGGTGGAAGTGGTGACCGCCCTAGTTACCGATCTAGTGCCGGGGTCAACGGACTATCAACAGCAAACACCTACGGAACCTATGACATCGGGAGTTCTGCAATAACCGCAGGTGGTAGTGGAGTAGGAGCATATGGAGAGTACGCATGAAAAACGCTGAACAGTATAAGCTATACGAGAGAATCGCTTGGGCACATAAGAACCTTGAGAGGGTCGAGCCTAAATACGCGATCCTCTGGGAAGACCCCGACGATCCTGATGCACCCTGCAAGGTCACCAATCCTGCCCCTGAGTGGCTCGCTATGGCCCTCCACGGTGGCCTTCTGCCGCCCGTGTGGGTCTACTGGGAACTTAAAAAGGACGAGGCTCAACCGGGATTTAAACGCCACACCCGTGGGCACCTGCTCCATGAGACCCCTCCGATCCCGGCAATGACCGAGGAGGAAGCTATGGAGTACTTGATCCAGAAGGATATCCCTGAGAGGGTCTGGAAGGACTATAAAGGCAACAGGACTATTTTGAAGATTGTCCCTAGACATCTTATCCCATCCGACCGTTCATTCCGTAACGCTTGGAATATCAAACAGGAAAAGGAGGCCGCATAATGGCTCAAACTCTTATCAACATTAACGGAGAAACCCGTAACGCTGACAGTGTGGAACTTCCGGTCACTGGCCGTGCCTTCCGCGATGCTTGGCAGTTTGAAGGTGACGTAATTACCGTGGACCTTGAGAAGGCCAAGGAAATCAAGGCATGGCAACTGGCAATGGAAGCCAAGGAAGACGCTGAGGAAGCTGAGAAAGAAGCCATCATGGCTGATCTTAAGGGTCGTCCTGCGGATGCTCAAGCTGCCCGTGCGCGTCGTGATCGTCGTCTTGCTACCCCCAACTTTAATGCTGTGGCTAATGCTGCCGATGAATCTGCACTTGCTGCTCTTACCATTGATGATATCACCTAAGAGGTGCAGATGCTTGAGTGGCTAAAATACTTCTTAAGGAAGGTGTTTAGAAAAAAACCTGTCAAGGCTTTGGACGTCGACTTTATTAAAAAGTGGGAAGGACTGAGCCTTGACGCATATCGAGACGTAGCCGGTGTATGGACTATCGGCTACGGGCATACTGGCACAGCACATAGCGGTATGAAGATCACTGAAAAGGAAGCGGAAGAACTTCTCAAGAAAGACCTGGAATGGGCAGAGGAAGCAGTACTTGACAATGTAAAGGTAGACCTCAAGCAAAACGAGTTTGATGCTCTGGTGTCGTTTACCTACAACGTTGGTGCTGGTGCTTTTAAACGATCAACTCTTCTTCGTAAACTTAACGAAGGTGATTTTGATGCTGCTGCTTCCGAGTTCTCCAAATGGATTTACGCTAACGGTAGAGTGATAAAAGGTTTGAGGAACAGACGGGCAGACGAAGCGAGGTTATTTAGAGGACTATAAAGATGGTAACTGAGGACACGATTATAAAAGGTCTCATTGGAACAGTCCTCGCAGCTATCGCCTGGTTTGGTAAAACTATTCTGTCTAATAATAACAGGCTCAATGTACTTGAGGAAAAGGTGGACCATAACCACGCAGAGTTAAAAGACAAGTTAGACAACGTAGAAAACCAAAACAAACTTGCCTTAGAGTACCAGCAGAACGTTATCTCCAAACTACTGGATATAAAAAATGAAGACGTATAAAAGAGAAGTGGCATTCTTGATGTTTGCTCACGCAGTCTATTTATCCGTATGGGGTGACATAGAAGCACTTAAAGTTATTATCTGGCCCTGGACTTTGTTCATCGGCGCAGCTTACGGAATGGACTGGGTAAACAAACATGACATTATCGAGAAGGCAAAACGATGAATATACTACTTTGGCTTGTTGGGTCAAAAGTGGGACGCCTTGTGGGGATTGCTTTGGTTGTTATCTTGATTTTGTTCTCCATGATCCTGTATATTCAAAATACAGAACGACTGAAGTACAAGGTGGATCACTTGGAAGGATACAAGGAAACTAGGGAAAGAATAGATGACTCGTTTATTCCTGATAGCGTTGATTCTGCCGTTGACTGGCTGCGTAAACGCTTGGACGACCTCCGCTGAGGCTATCTGCACCGGCCTTGACCCTCTGGTGTACGACCATAATCAGGCTCTTATCGAAGACGGTGGGCCTAAATCTATAATGACTGGAGCCAGGCTTATCTCTGGTTTCGATGCAGGATGTGAAAGGATTCACAGATGATTCAAGATATTGTTGCCCTCGGGCTTTTTGTCGCAGTAGTCTACGGTGTCTACTGGTGGGTAAAGAAAAGGGAAGATAAGTGATGTGGGTTGCTATTGCCCTTACGTGTGGTCTTCCGCTTAACACTCCAGGAACCATGAATACCTGTCGTGCTGTTATGTCCGATCTGGTACCCACTGAAGAGATTTGCCACCAGTTGCAGTTGGACTATATCGAACGAATTGATAAGGCTTCTGTAGAGAATGGTATTGATCTTTATGTCGTACACCTTGAATGCAAGAACTTTGGCAAAGGCGCATAAAAAAACCCCCTGATTCCAATCGTAGGAGTCAGGGGGTTTTTCTTATTTACGGTCTTGTTCTTGGATAAGGTAGTTTAGGTACCATCGAGCCTTCTTCAAGTCTTCTGCACCATTCTTATACCTCCATCGGTGTAGGTATTTCTTGATTGAGCCTTCAAGATACCCAATAAAAGCATCTCTGGGCATGTTATCCTGCATGTACTTGATGGCTTCGATGTTGCCGTTGTTGTAGTGTGATGGCTGGTTTACTACGTCCTCCTCTTTGATAGCCTTCTCTCTAAATAAACTACGATGTTCCATTAGGTCAAGTCCACAATTTCACAGGTGTCACCAGAACAGGCAAAGGTGCTGGTGCCCTTGGTTTCATCTTCATCCTCGTACTGCTGCAACTGGGTCCAATCGATAGTCTCTGGCATCTTTGCTTTCAGTTCATTGTATTCCTCCTCTGTGCAGTCCTGGTATGGTGCCTGTCGGTAACTATGGTCGCTATGAGGCAGGAAAGACACACCAGACATCTCATCGAAGTGTCGGTACACAAACGCCCCTACTTCCATCCACTCGTTATCCTTGACGTTGATAGTCACCGAAGGCTTATGCTCACACCAATGTCTCTGGTATGTAAGCCACATCTCAAGTTGTTCAATAGCTGACATGTCATTACGAGTAATAGCACCGTCAGGAGCCTTCATGGGGAAAGAGAAGACTGTAGTGGTGTCTGGCTTCATCACACACGGTTCGTTAGGGATACCAATATCCTTCATAAACTGGGTGATAGGGTCTTTGTTATCACCACGAACAGTACGGATGTAGTAGTTGTTGTACCGAGTGTGAATACCGGAAGCACTATCTACAAGTTGACTGACAGTACCGCTAGGCTTAACACAAGTAACAGCAGCACTGACAGGGATACCCAGACGTTTAGCCCACTTAGCATTAGTCTCTACGGCTACCTCCCTGAGCCGATCAAGGGTTTCCCCAAGTTTAACACCACCACCAAGAGTACCATTGGTAATGGGGTTATCCATGATACCAGTCAGCGACACACCAAGCAGTCTTTCTTCTTCTGTATTTCTCTGCCACACCTTTCGCAGGTAGGGGAACTTAGTGTATGTGGATTGGATAGTCCCCAGAATAGTAGCCAAGGCGACCTTTCGTTCCAGAGTCTCCATAGTATCTTCAGCACGGACGACTACCTCCGTAAGGTTACAGAACTGGTAAGGACGGAGAATAATCTCAGAACAGGGGTTGGTGCCAAAGTCCCACTCATGGTCCCTGCGTCCATTCTTGGCGGCTTGCTTCTGACTGGCGACACGGTTAAAGATACCACGTTCACCACTCTTGGATTCGACAAGAGCAAGCCATTCCCGCATGAAGGTTTCCATGTCAGGCTTCTCAGTGTAGCAGGTAGAGTTATTGGCAAGGGCACGTTGACCCTCGTTCTCCCACCATTGGCCAGACTTAGCATGACGCATACGATCATCACTGAGGTTGGACAGGGAAATCATGGCACTACGGCGAACACCGCCAACAACGACGACCTCTCCAATTTTACACATAATATCGTGACACTCGATCGAGGAGAGTTTACGTCCCTTGGCATTGGTGAAGGAGTGGACGACAAAGTTGAACAACTCAATCAGGGGCTCAGGACCAGAGGCACGTCCACCAAACGTCTTGAGTTTCGCACCAGCAGGACGCACCTTGCTAGTGTCCCATCGCGGAACTTCACCAGAGTAGAGCAGTGCGATAAGTTGCCGCAGAGCCTTAGCCCAGCCTTCCTTACTGTCCTTGACGACAATAGTGGTGTCGCTCTTGAACATCTGCTCAGGGACTTCTGGAAGTTTTTGGACGTACTGCCGTTCAACAGAGAACCCAACTCCTGTACCACACAGAAGAATGAACATTGCCTCATCAAAGGCTTTAGGATCATCAACAGGCAGGTAACTACAGTTGTAGGCACAGGTGTTATCCCGCTCAAGAGCAGGACCAGCAGTCATCATTGCTCTCATTGATGGCATTACTTCAAGTTTCTCAATAGCGGACTCGATATCCTTAACTACATCCCACTGGGCCTCCTCCATAGTATCATCAGAAATAACAGGTTTTACAACGTTGTCAACGTAACGCTGTACAGTTTCCTTCCAGTCTTCTCGTCGCTTCTCATCCTCAAGCCAACGAGCGTATCGGCTTTTAGCAATAAATTGCATGTAGGGTGTCATATTACCTCCTTACACAAGGTCATCTAGGTTAACTTTAGGGTAGTTCTTGTTCTTTATGATCTTACCGTCTTCTCGACGTTTAATTGATCCGTCTGGCTGTCGCATACGTCCGATGTTGTTTTCATGTACACGCCTAACAGCCTCGTTCAAGTCCCAACCTTTTGAGTAGGCAAGGCCGTAGATAACGTATACCAGATCGGCTAGTTCCTTGAGTTCTTCTACATCAGTCTTAGATTCGTAGTACCACTCGTTAAACTCTTCAAAGATAAGGTAGGAGTACAAGTCTGGATCAGGGTGTTGATCCGCAATCAGTTGATACTCTTTAACCATGTCCAAGGGCGTCATATTCTGGCGCTCTTTTTCTTTGTGAATCTCTTCCATATGTCCGTAGTACTCATAGCCTAGGTAGTCGCTCAGTTCGTCGTTTCCATTAATCATCATCTACTCCCAGTCTTCTTGGTACATTTCCAGGTTGATGTATCCTAGTTGTTCAAGGATATCTACAATTTCAAGAAGAGTTACTCGGTTATCTTCCAGAATTCTTTCGAGGCCATACCGCTCAAGAATAACCTCGATGTCTTTTGTCTCCATCACCATTGCCCGTAAAACCTCGCGTATTTACCGAACCAAGTGTGAGTAAAGAGAAACCAAGCATAGTTGTCATACCCCCTAGAGAAGTTACCATCGTCGTCAGTAAACCAGTACAGTCTGCCTACCGATACAACTGACTTACACTTCTTCATGTAAGGGCCCATACGCTTGTTATGCATAAGGTCAGCAGGAAGAAGAAACCAGGTAGGTAATAGGCCAGGCAGATGATCCAGTAAAGGTTTTAGTTTATTCCAAGAGAAAGGAGGGTTAGTGATAATACAGTCAACCTCATGTGGTATATGTTCCAACTTAAGGTCTAGTGCGTTAAATACGTAGCACGGATGATCCAAGTCTCCTTCTGGGTATTGGTCAAAGGCTAGTACAGCATGTGAGTCAGGGTAGAGTTGTTTCATCAACCTGACAAGACTACCATCGCCTGCACAAGGTTCTACGTACTTAACTTTGTCAAACCAAGGGCCCATACGATCAATAGACCTAGGATCAATAGTGTAGTACTTGTCCTTGTCGATCTTGTCGAATTCGCTACGCTTGCCCATAGACTTTCTCCAACCGTTCAATACTTACAAACTCTGGGTCGTAAACTCCGTCCTGGATATTATGTTTAATAACTACCCCAGTCCACCACTCTCCATTGGCTTGACCTGCCCAATGTTCCTTTTTCCCTTTGAAGCAACCTGCGACCAATCCAAGAGACGCCGTAGGGTAAGCATCGTCCTTAGCATAAAAGCTACGTTTATGGCTATGACCAACAGTAGTAGAGCAGTGTCGCTTCTTGATGAGGTTATAAGCATGATGCTCACCAGACATAGCAGTGCCATAATTCCCAGAAGAAACGTAATGAGCGTATGAGATACCGTCGATACTAGAGATAGAGGGGGCTGAATATAGGTATTCGTGATATTCGTCGTAGTATCTGTTTGTTTCCAGATGCGAAAACGAAACACCATATCGTGAACCCTCAAGCCTTGGATCATGCGCAATAGCTTTTTTAATACGGTTCTCATGGTTCCCCTCAAATCCTATGAAGACTGGTTTCTTCTTCCTGTTCTTTACAAACCTGTACCTTAGCCTGTCTTGAAAATCATGGTAGGAATTGATATCCTTCTCGTAGTTCTGAGTGACAATAGCCTGCGGGTACCTAGTGTCATAAGAGTTAAGGCTCGCTAGGTCGATGGTATCTCCAAGATCAACGACATAATCAGGTTTAAGGTCATAGATCAGGTGACCAAGCCAATCCGCCCGCCTGTTATCGACACTAGGATCAGCATGGGCACAGGTGAAGACTACAGCAGTTTTACTCATCGTAGATACCCTCAGAGTTTACATTCACACCTTTAAAACCTTCTGGGCTTTCTAGGAAGTTCTTAAGGCTTAGTGCCTCGTCAAGAGTGTAGAAGTAACAGTCCTCGTAGGCTACTTCTCCGTCATCTTCAATAAGGACTACAGCATGGTATTCGGCCTCCATTGGAAAGTCTTCGTCAGGAACCTCTGAATAGTGGTAAGGCCCTTCGACCATCTTATGAATAATCACTGTTTGTACTCTCCTGCTAGGAGTTGAAAGAAATACTCGGCATCTACAACACAAAGGGCGTTCCGCCTGTCTGCCTTGATGACAAGTACTGGTTGGTTTAGGCCAGCATTGCTGATCGCTTGGTCGTAGTCCTTGTATACTGCGAAGGCTTTTCTACTCTTACACTCGATCGAGATAGGATAGTAAGACCTGGCCCTAGGAGATAGTTGCACATCTTCTCCCGATGCTCCCATAGAAGTACTCTTGATGTCGTCATCTTCAAGACCAACTTCCTTTCCATACAGCCTAAGTATATCCCTTACCCACTGCTGTAACCTACGTCCCTTAGCCTTTGCACTCTGGGTCTTCATTCTCATCTTCCATTTAAACTACTTCCGCTCGGTGTATAGGGATTTTAGTAATACCGGCACAACTCCCTTAATTGTTTCTTGTGCTTTTTAGAATCTGGTAGTAAGTACAGGTAACGATACTTAGAGAATCTTTTAACAGGGCACCAACCTCTAGTTATAGCTTCGTCCGTTGTTATATTAACACCATTCTGTCTTGGGTGTCTAAGCCTACCTTCTCTATCCAAATAGAAAGTTGCTTTAGAAGTCATACCACAAAATTTTGCATTTGTCGCTTTGTAGATAACTCCCTTGTGGCCTTCTGTAGAATCTGCGAATGTTATAACTGCCCATATACTCGGCTTCTCTTTCTTAAGTAGTTTAAGGCATTTGCCAATAAACCAAGATTCTGTATTCTTAGGTGTACCATCTTTAACAAAAAGCCTATGCAATTCTGTGACATGGCTTTTGTAATCAGGCCCGAAGATAGACGATCTAACTGCCTCTGAACAAGGTGTAGAGAATACTAAACAACCTATCATATCTTCTTTATCGAACAATCCATAGCAAGGTGAGGGTCTATTGTGACAACCTTTAGAGTAATGGTGTTCTTTTATGAAGTCTCTACCTTCAAGAGAACTTACCTTCCTAACTTCATAAGGTATCATTGTCATCATCCTTCACTTAATCTCCATAACCTCTGGTTCCTTTGCAACCTCTGTGAAATAGATAGGCCCATTACTGTAGAGGAAGGTACGAAGGTTAGGCCAGCACTCTCTCTTATGGTCGCAGTAGGAACATTGGGTACAAAGTTTCATGTTGCCGCTCTTACCATGAGGTTCCGGTCCAAAGGCACGGGGAGGAGGAGTTTTAGACTTTACTACCTTCTTCTTGCCGTTTACTTCTTCTTCTTTCTTGTCCAGGAACTCAGTAAGATCATACACATCAACTTCGATATGGCCGAACTGCTTGTCTACTGCGATGAAACCTGCCTTTGTCTTGTACTCTAGTAGAGGGTCATTTCTACTTCCATAGAGGTAGGATGACAGTTGGCTGAGGTATCCAAAAGGATCGTCTCGCAGTAGCCCGTTTCCCTTAAACTTTTCAAGCCCTCTTGTGGAGGCACTTTTAACGTCAAAGAGCATTCCGTCGATAATGCAGTCTCTACTGCCTGATACACCCACAACGTCCACAGTATCTTGCATTCCCCCGACGATGTGCCCTGCTGCCATACAGAGTCCGAGAACGTGAGACTCTGTAAGGTCACCAAAAATGAACTTATTCTTTGCTGAGGCAGGTAGAGGCTCAGAACTAGTTGGGCGATTGATTGAGTACCAAAGTTTCCTTTCGCATGGAGTTCCAATTTGACTAAGGCGTAGGCGGGGCTTGTCATCATCGGATCGGACAAGTTGCCTGAGCAACGACTGTGCAATGTCCTGAGCGACCCATTCTGCGATTTCTTCTGTATATCCTTCGCCTGTCCTGAGAACATGGTACACATCTTCCTTAATTGTTTTGTAGGATTTCATAGTCTAGATAACTCCTGATAAATTCAGTTGCCAATGGTGCAACTATTCCGTCTCCATATCCGCGCAGTTTCCCCACTCTTTTGGTAGCCCCAGTAACCAACGGGGATGATCCGGGTCTAACTGGCCTCCATTTTCCATCCCGGCAGAAGAGCCAATCAGCATCTCTCCAGTAGCCGTTAGTCGGGCAGGGGTTTCTGGAGGTAGATAGTTCACAGCATCGGTTAAGTTTACTTGTCTTCCCTGCTCCTTTCTTTTTACCGGGTCGCCCCCTTTTCCTCTCAGTGAGTTTGGTGATTGTGCTTGAGGTGTCGGCCAGTGTGTCAGTAGTGCTGCATCCGCTGGGTTCAAGCCCGGGTTCATGCCTCTCTTTATTTTTGCTTGGTAGTCTTCCCCTTTCCCGTTGTTTACCGTGTTGGGTGTTGGCCAGTGAGTTAGGTAACTTTGCCTCGGAAGTTGGTCCAGTCTTCCCTTGTTGTCCTTCCTCCTGGAAACCATTCCCGGTGTATCCTTGTGGTCCCTTGCTGATGCTGTTGTCCACCCTACTTGGGGAAGGTTCAAGATCGTAGGCGACGAAGAAAAGTCTTTGTCTGATGTGCGGCGCACCCACGCCCGCAGCGCATAGATCGAACGCTGCAATCGCGTAGTTCTCACCTTCCATGTCAGTCTGTACAAGGTCGAACCAGTCGAGTCCAAGCGGCGTTGCAACCTGCTCACCAAAAACGTGGCTAGGTCGGCACTCTTTGACGAGGTAATGCCAGTAGGGCCATAGGTGCCGCTCGTCATCAAACCCTTTTCCTTTGCCAGCCGTGGAGAAAGATTGACAGGGGCAACTTCCTGTCCAGACGGGTTTTTCATCAGACCATCCTGCTTTTCTGAGAGAGTAGGACCAGATACCGATCCCTGCGAAAAAATGACATTGGGTAAATTCTGTTAGTTCTTGTGGAGTGACGTCCCTAATATCTCTGTCGTCTACCACACCGTCTGCAATCAACCCCTCTTTAATTAAGTTCCTTAGCCAGTTTACTTTAAACGGATCAATCTCGTTGTAGTAGGCTACCATCCTTCTTATGCTTTCTCTTCCTGTTGAGAACCTTGTTTTTGAGTCGAATAACCCGTGGCCTGTACTTAGGTTGCCTCACATCCTTAGCCATTGGATTTGGCTTCCTGTTCTTAGCCACGGGTTATCCCTCAGTCTTTAGCGTGGAATTGGTTACCTCCGTTAGTAGTGGCGGTAATAGAGTCCACGTAGTTAAAGCCACTCACTACTGACGCACTCTTGAAAAAGTAGAGAAGGTCTTCAAGAAACTCAACGCCATCTTTCTCAATCTGGCCGCGTTCAGAGTATCCGTCCTCCTCCATGTTGGTGACGTACTCAAACCTTACTTTCATTACCACTTAATCCCTTCTGATTCATACTCAACAAGTTTGGAGACAGCGACACTCATAAGGGTGATCTTACGGCGTTTACCGTTCGACCAGATACGGAGTTTAACCTTGCCCTCCGATCCATTACCGATAAGAACATCACTGTCCCACTTAACGGCCTCTCCAGCTTCTTGTGTTTTATTCCAATCAACCACGTTAGGCGGTCCCATAACAACAGGTTTGCCTGTATCTTGGTCGATCATCTTAGGCTCGATATGAGGACGTTTAGCGCGGTACAGCCAACCCCCGTCCTCACTAGGTTTAAACATGGGATACCCAAGAGCCTCTTCGGGAATACCATCTGCAATCATCTGTGCTTTAGTCTCGTCGTCAACCTCCATCTCAACAGAGTACTGACCATCAATCTCAGTCAGGGGATAATCTTCACTACCCATATCCCGGTTGTGTTCAAAGACCTTAGCCCAGTTAATCTTGCAGTCGTAGGTGCGGTATTTAGTCTGACCGGCCATTCTCTTTTTCCTCTTCTGACTTCTTCTTCCGTTTCTTCCTCAAGTCTTCTTTTACCAGTTCTTTCAGTCCTTTCCTGTCTGACAAATCTTCATCCCAAGTGTGCTTGTTAAAGCCCATAGTAACGCTCCGTTCACAATGACCCCCTACATATAGGGACCGTCTGCCGGATTTCAAGGGGTCAGGGTGAATATTTTTTATTTAATGGGTCTCTGCCCAGTTCTTACCGATATCAGTCGATCCAGCAAGAGGACATTTGACTCCCAGTTCTACGCCTACTTCCACAATACTCTCTCTTTGGATTTGTCCGAGTGCTTCTGCCTCCTCTCTTGTTCCAATACATTTTGTCTGCCACTCATCGTGGACCCAAGCAAGAAGGTTAAAGTTGATTCCCTCCTCCCTTGCTTTTCTAATCCACCTGTTCATTGCATGTTTCATTATGATCGCTTCACCGCCCTGTAGGATTCCTGCCAGTGTTTTGTGTTCGTTAGGAACCTGTATGAATCTACCGTCATACGCTGTGAAACCACCTTTACGTGCAATAAACGGGATCAGTCTACGTTTGAACTGGCTCAACCCCGGGATACTTCTCTCGAATCTATCTCTTGCTTCTGCTGCCATTCTCTCAGTTGTCCTAAGAATACTAGCAGTCTTAGGGACTCCAGCATTCAGCACCCATGAGTAGATAAAGGTTTTAGCATCATCCCTTGTCAAGTGTGGAAGACCTAGTGCCCTCTTATTGACGTTGTGGATATCAGTCTCGTCCTCTTTCCTGCCATTAACAATAGTCATGGCATACTCGTCTGTGTCAAAATGTCGCCATAGCCAGTCACCTAGGATACGCAGTTGTATACCTTCTGCATCAGTACCTACCATCCAGTTGTCTGACTCGACACACCAACTAGCCCTCATACTAAGATCGTACTTGTGCTTGATCTTCTCTACTTCTGTCCTCGGTTCACCGTGGAAAGGCGACGAGATATTGGCAGTGTTGGGAGCCTTGTGTGATCCCCTGTGTGTCCAAGCGCCAATATGGATGGTAGTTCCGTGTATCCTGCCGTCTTCCTTGACTTGGTTGATCCATTCGACGAGTGAACTTCTCCTAGCCTCAAGTGTAATCCATTGAGACAGGGCCCTTGCACCAGCAGGAGCATCCTCTGGCAGGGTCTGGAGATTGTCTTCGTTTGTTTTCCACCCGTAGAATTCCAGGTGCTTCTTCTTCTCCTCGTAGAGTTCTTCGGTAAGCACTGGGCAAGTCTTGCTGTAGTAATCGCCAGGCTTTAGTCTAAGGAATTGTTGGTGTGTCTTGGTCCTGTCAAACGGTTTCCATCCAGACTCCCAAAGCCTTTCAATACGGTCTTTAGGACTACCCGGATTAAATTTCTTGTAGTCGTAACATACCAGTTTTCCATCGGTTATTTCCCACCTAGGGTAGGTGTCCATAGCCTCTTGGACTATCTTTACAGGCTCGCCAGTTTTGACGTATTCCCTGTATTTGTAGGACTTTACTTCCTCTAATACTGGCGGAAAAGCCTCCTGGATTTCATCCTCAAGCATAGCCATGTGTTGTTTTACTGAGGAAAGTAGGTTTGTTGCCTTCGCCAGATCAAACGGAAAACCAGTCTCTCTAGCCTCTGTCAAAGCGATCTGAGTGTCGTGTTCACACTCAATAGACTTTGCCCATTGACTGTCGTTCAGATAGTTGGAGAACTGCCAGTAGAGTTTAGTGGTAATATCTACGTCATTCCGGCAGTACTCCACCATCTTTACGGTAAGACCATTCTTGAAGTCCTTGAAGTCTCCCTTGTAGAGGTTTAGCCGTTTTCCCCAAGCATCAAGAGAATGACCCCCGTCGATTGAATAGTTAACAAGACGAGAAAGAACAAGTGTGTCAAGAACTTTTCGGAAAGGGACAAGTTCCGATCCTTCATGCCCAAGTAGGAGCCGATGTATAACAGGAACATCAAAATCCAGACCGTTATGAAAAACCCAAACGCCAACATCTCTTGCAAACTCATAGAACCTTCTCCTTTCATTCTCTAGTTGATCTGGAAGCCTAAAAGTCCAGGACTCACCAGTATGCACATCTTTAGCACAAATCACCCATATACGAGTAGCGTCCAGATCATCGGTTTCAATGTCACAGGATACCGTCCGTCCCTGACCACTCTTGAACCTCATGTAAAACCCCCTCTACTTTAACTTCCACCAGTTTCTCGATGTCTTCCCTACTCTCTGCATAAATAGTTATGCCGTAAGGTTTGTTGTTAACATAGTATGTGCATACAAAAGGTATGAGTCCGTTCTCTTCAGTCTTCACCATACTTCCTAGCCTCACGTAGTTTACCTTTCAGCAGCTCGTTCTCTACCCCTAGGCTTTCCATCCTATAGCGCAGCCTATCGTTCTCTTCCTCCAGCTTGTCGTAGAGGTCGACTCGGACGTATTCGATATCATCATCTCCTCCAACGTCACGATGGCTCCACTCCCCAGCCACGGGCACTCCGTTTACCGCAACCGCTACATTAGCCCAAATCTTTTTCGGCGCGTTAGCCATCGTCGTCTCCTTTCAGTGTGGCGTCCTTCCCCCGCTCATATCCCGCCAGATAGGCAACGGTCAGCCCCTCCTCTGCGGCTTCCAGAGACTCCCGCAACCTTTTGTTCTCGGCCTCAAGATCTTCGATGCGGGCTATCGCCTCCCAAGACGCCTTGCACATTTCGGTGATACGACCGCCTTCGTCCATTGCCTCTGCCGCAGGACTAGCAAATAGGTGTAGTTTCTGCTTCAGGTCAAGTTTTTCCTTAGTCATTTTACCCTCTCATTATCCAGATAATAAGAAATACGACAACCATTAACATAAACTCGAAGTCACTCATCGTCTCTTCCACATGACAGATACCCCACGATAACACCGAAAAGTGTCCCGGCAGCAAAACTAAGTAGAAGCAGGATTGCTACATCAAGTCCCATTGGTCAGTGCTTCCCAGCTAACAGGAAACAGAGGAGCAATAATCTCACCGATCTGCTTGGCTACCTCTTGGGTTTCCTTCTGCGTATGACTGTCGGTCCTCAGATTGAAGACGTTAGCGAAGCCATACAGGTTTCCTGTCCAGTACCATTCTGTGTACATAGACTGTGGGAGGACCATGCGGGCTTGCTCGGGGCAGACACCATCATTTAACAACCCCTTGTAGGCTTTCAGGGCAGCATGTTGAGTTAAAGGTCCATGAACAGAGACTACTGCCTCATCACTCGACCCCTGCTTCACGTTCTCAGCAGCCTTCCTCCACACATCCGGTACATAGAACTCAGGTTCATCCGTGACATACCTACGGCTTACCTCGTTCCACACCATACCAACCTGATGTTTCCCGAGTTGTCTTGCGACAAAGATCGGGGCCTTGATGTGCAGGGTGATCGCGGTGTGACCGAAGGGTGTCCAGTGGGTTGGCATACGGCGGATATGCTGCACAAGTTCCGCCATTTCGGCGTAGTTTGCTTCAACCTCTTCCTCGGTCACTGGGTGTATAGCGAAGTCATCGTGGGCTGAACTCACGCCTTTATAGAAGATTTCTTCCAAAAGTTTCTCCCACTCCCCACTGGTACACCCACGGGCAAGGTACTGGATCAGGCTTGCGTCCCTAGGAAATACCTTACCAGAAGAAATCCAGTACGGCTCGCCGGTCTCGTTACTTATACCCCACACAGGTTTCTCTGCCCACTTACTCTTCTTACCGAAGGAGACCCTTGCGGCATTCACAACTGATAAATCTGAACCAAAATGATCTATGTAAGTTACGTCCATTAGTGCAGTTTCCTTTCTTCACTAAGCATCTCTTCCATGACCTCCATAACAATGGCGTTGTATGCTGCTGGATATACCCCCCATACACGGGCCAGAACATCCTTAGCCTTATCAGGATCAATATTGTAGGACACCATCAAGAACACTATGAACGTGACCATATCATCGGCACCAAGCGTATCCGGCATATGTTCCAGAACACGGTTGGCATCTGCTTGAGTCATCTTAGACATCAAAACTTTCCTCTCTCAGTGTGAAACTTTCCAGGTCAAACCTAAGCGTACCAGCGTTACCTTCAAGACTACAGGGACGGTTCTTCTCAATAAAGAGTTGAGTAGTATTCCTCTCGTCCTCATCCTCAGCGTACTTGTCTCTCATCAATCGGATGATGAAAGATGCTTTCTGACCTAGGGTTCTGCAATACTTGATATCACCGTTGTCATTTTCATGAGCAATAGTAACGATACCAATGTCAAGTTCAGCAGCAAGGTCAGACAACCTTACACCTAGGTCAGAAAGAAGAGCCTCCTTAGCTGATTCAACAACTCCTGTCACGATATCTTGGATTGGCTCGAAGAACACGTACTTACATCCACACCCAACCGCAAAATACCTGATCTGGTCGATGAACTCGTCTACCGTTCTTGTGGAAGGAAGGTAGAACTGGAAAAGGTTCTCTCTTTCCGTGAGTTTCTTGATAGCCCCCTCTACTTCATCCTTGATACCGTACTCTTCAATGATGTCTTTCCTAGTCACGTTCTTCTTCAGTTCATAGGAAGCAAGACCTAGGATAGACCGTATCTTTGTCTCCTCAAGATGCCACATGGCAATAGGTACATCAGGATGGTTAGACAGGATGTTATACTCAAGGTATCTCAGGAACTCAGTCTTACCGATACCTGTAGGAGCCTTGATAAGGTGGTAGTGTCCTTGCATCAGCCCCCGTATCTTCGAATCAAGTTCAGTAATACCTGTCGGTAGGTAGGAATACTGAGGACTTTCGTTGAACAACTTGATGAACTGATCCGAAGTATTCAGTACGTTGGAAGGTGTGTACTTCTTCGCAGAGAACCAAGAGTTACGGAACTGGTTATACGCACCGTCCACAAGAAACTCGTTAGCGTCCTTGTACTTGTCGTGAGGGATACGGTATACCTTGTTGGGAAACATCTGGGAAATCTTCCTAGCGACTTCATTCCCAGCATCATCGTTATCGACAGACAGGTATATCTTCTCAAACGAGTCCAGCCAAGGTTTACAACGATCCCAGAACGCACGGGACGGAGTAGCACTAGGAAGAGAAACGACAGGGTACTGTGAACCTAACATCTGGTAGGCTGACATGGCGTCCAACTCACCTTCAGTAACGGTTACGTACCGAGCCGATCCAGCATTGAACTTGTCCATACCCCACAGACTAGTAATAGACCCCCCTTCAATGTAGAAGGTTTTGGGGAAAACACGATACTTACGAATACCATCGTAAACGTACTCTTGTTTTACTGCCTCGCCATCGTAACCGAAGTAGGTCTTACAGTCGTACTTCTGCATGGTCTCTTTCGTGATACCCCGGCACTCGGCATACTTGATTTCCTTGATAGGGGAATAGGTGATAGCCTTCTCTTCGTAGAGTTGCCTACGATCAGGATTAGGAAGCGGATAGGCTTCTGCTACCCAACCCTCGTATTGTACCCCCCTCTTTGGGTAAGGATTTCCGCAAGAATGGCACTTACCGTATCCTGCGGTATTGAAACTAAAAGCATCGCTACTGTCACAGTTAGGATGTGGGCATCTCTGGTGGGGTTGTTCTGACATGAACAATATTCCTCTCTTTCACAACATCTATTACATAGGAGGTACATTTTACCACCCCCTATCCATCCAGTATATCTCGTTCAGTTCCTTCTCAACCTTCTCCTCAAGAAAACCAGGAAGATTTACAATACCCCCCTCCTCGTCGTAGCACTTAATTTCCCACTCAGGGTCAGTAAGCACTGCTGGACCAGACGGGTACATTTGAACTACCCCCTCCTCAATGATACCCCCCACACAAGTGTACTCCCGGGTACCCTTAAGGAGTTTGTCTGTTGTAAGGTAATAGTAGAACTGTTCCATCGAGTTTCCTCCTATTGGCTCCTTACATATAGGAATCCTTGGGGCTGGGTTCAACTGTGGCAGAAACGACACAGAAGAGGAAAAGAGGACGGGTCTGCTTGAAAACAGGTCTTGTCCTCCTATGTAACAATTGTCCCCTCCGATTGTGAGGTTCTAGATTATTAATCATTACATACTATATGAAATATGAACTACTACTTATTGCCCTACCATCCTTAATAGTAATATTGAACATCATATAGTCCTTCCGTCCTGATGAAGCCATGACCTCATTGATTATCCTATCTATGAATACCACTCTTGGGTCGCGGAGTTCCACGTATTTGGCCCGCCTCCTCCTACATACTTCTACCATGTCGTCCAAGGGAACCAGTATCGTTGTCGTATACCTGCTCATGTCGTTTTCCACCGTAGGGCTATTTCCATCGTAGGGTTCTATTTCCACTGTAGGGCTCTATTTCCCACGTAGGGGTCATTTTCCACCGTAGGGTCTAAATTCCCACGTAGGGTCAAATAATATTTTAGTATATTTTTTTGGTTCATTGTTTTAGTATTGTATTTAGGTTCACTATCCTGGTTCATTATTATAATATTATATCCAGGTTTATTGCTTTGGTTCATTATATATGCCTGGCTTATCATAGTCATTTCTTTGTTACCTCGATATGTTTGATTTTTTGACCTTTATTCTCGATATCATAACTAAGTGTGTATTCACCTAGGTAGTTATCATACTCAAACCCAGCACAGATAAGTATGTCTTCGATCATGTTAAGTATCTTGTCATCTCCTTTAATAGTTGCTTCACCAAAACCAGGGATGTAGACGTAGGTTTTGTACTTAATCACGGACATTGTTTACCACTCCATTGGTATGCTCGATCGAGTTTTTCGACTAGGTTTCTTTACTGGTGATTCTTCACTCGTTGACATTTCGCAATCTATCCGCGCTTTACGTTAACGTCAACCAAAACGTCGCACCTACCTGAGAGGCTCTGAGAGGCCCGCTGGCAGGCTCTAGCAGAATCCGGCTATGGTCCCACCTGGAATCCGTTAGAGCCTCTGTAGGGCCGTTCCTAGCCTGTCGAGAGGCATTGACTCACCGCTTAATATAGGGCAATCTGGACTCCCGGATTGGACCGGGGAAAACTAGATGGAGATACCAAACATGTTTACCAAAGAAAACCTGAAGGAACACGCAGAAAACTTCTGGGAAGGTGAGTGCGATGAGTGCTATTTCCCTATTTTCTGGTCGGATAAGTCCAGTGAGAAAATGAATAAGGCTGGTGATAACTGGCAAAGAGGCGATAGAAGGTCACTGGAAACATTCTTGCTGGATACTCTTATAGAACATAGTGGCAAGTTTACTAGTAATGGTACGTTTGAGTATCCTACCCTTAACTTGCTTAAGAGGGTTGTTTCTGCGTTTGAGCCCTCTATAGCTGTTGATGACCCGAAACAAGTAGCAATTTGGCCTAGTCTTGACGCTATGGCGGAAGGCGAAAAGAAAAGAATGCGTGGAAAACCCGGAAGGATGTTCCGGCGTATTTTTCCCATGCTGTCGGATGCCCAGTTGGAAATACTGGTAGATGCGTTCCGTCTCAAGTTTAGTGCTCGGACCTACAAGGTTCACAACAGCATTGAGCCTGATGATTTTGTCAAGGCATACACCACTAAACATGGGGAGTATGAGAATCCATACACAACCTCCGACAGGAAAAGCCTGGCTAATTCCTGTATGCGTTATGAGTTTGACCATCTTACTCATCATCCGGTTTATGCTTACGGTTCGGGAGATTTTCGTATCTTCTGGGCTGAAGACAATTCCGGGTGTCTTGGCGCTAGGATGATTGTTGCGGAAAAAATCCAGGGTAAAGACAGGGAAGTAGTTGTTTGCGGCCCTGTCTATGGTATTTGCGAGAAAAGCATGACCTTGGTGCTTTCGGACGCACAACAATTCTATGCGGCCCAAGGTAGGGAAATGCAAAGTACAAATTACCGTAGTGACGATACCATGTGGATTGGTTCGCGTCTGCTACTCATCAAGTACCGTAATAATGATGGTGAGTTTATTGCACCATACCTGGACCCTGAACCCAGACGTTGTACGGTAAAAGGTGATTATCTTGTGGTCAGTCATAATGGTGAAGTAGAGATGTCTGGCTACCAAGGGACTCAAGCTAGTGGCCCCATGTGTGAATCTTGTGAAGATAGTTGTGGTGGTAATTATTGCACAACGGCTGATGGTATAGTTATCTGTCAGGATTGCTACGAACACCACTACTTCAACTGTGAGCATTGTGAAGAAATCTCGCACAATTCAGTAAGGGAAACGGTAGAGACTGATATTGGGTATGATACCCTGTGTGAGTATTGCTGCACAAATCATGCGGTACATTCCGACAGTGTAGACAACTACATCTACTTTGATGATGCAATCTTTGTAGAGTCTGAAGATGTCTACATTCCTGTCTGGAATACTCGCGGGTATTTCCAGTCTGATCTTACTGGTGAGTATCACCCCGAGTGTGATCGTGTAGTGGTCAACGTAGGTAAAAATAGAGAGTTTTGGAGTGAAAGTGAAGCTAGGGATGAGCCAGGGTACGTAGAAAACCAAGAAACTGGTGAATGGGAAAAAGAAGAGGAAAATACCAATGTTGCTTGAAATGCTCAAATATCGTAGGCCGGAAGGTAGCAGAACACAACGTAAATTCTGCAATAGGTTTCTCAAGCCTGTTTTCGGCAATCCTGATCGTCATGGGAATTACGTGAAAACTATAGGCGACAAACCGCGTGTAGCTTTCATGTCCCATCACGATACTGTCCATTCTACCGAGGGAAAACAACACCTCAAAATGACAACGGATGGCATAGTAACTGTTCATCCTAAATCCGGTAGTAATTGTCTAGGTGCTGACTGTACTACTGGCATCTACATCATGTTGCAAATGATGGAAGCCAAGGTAGAAGGCACCTACGTTGTTCATGCTGCTGAAGAAATTGGGTGCAAGGGATCGAGTGCCTTGGTTGATGACAATCCAGGGTGGCTGGAACATACCGACATTGCCATATCTTTCGACAGGAAAGGTTCAACGTCTGTTATCACTCATCAAATGGGTGCGCGTACTTGTTCGGATGAATTTGGCAATAGTCTGATTGACCAACTGGACATGTATCACAAACTCGATAATGGTGGATCGTACACAGACTCGAATGAGTACCGCCATATCATCCCCGAGTGTACAAACCTGTCTGTTGGTTACTACAATCAGCATACAAAGTCCGAGGCCCAAGATACCGACTATCTTGTGCAACTGATCGAGGCACTCAAGAAAGTCGACTGGTCCAAACTTACGGTAGCCCGTGATCCTAGTATCAATGAGTATGACGACAAGTACTGGTGGGGTACTAATGGCAAACCGTATTATTCTGGGTATGATACATACAGACCGGGTACTTCGTTTTCCGATGAAATGGATGTATACGCCCTAGTTACGACATACCCCGAGGATGTTGCGGCTTGGTTGTCAGATCAAGGTCTGTCTTTCGATGATCTTGTTGATGAGTTGCAACTGAGTGAATCCGAGATTGCCGTAGTAGCAAATAGGAGATTGGTCGGATGATTAGGGATCATTTTCCTGCTTGGATTGTCGAGGCTTGGCACAAAGACGAATGCCTTGCTTGGGCTACTTCACGACAAGGCGATGGTTTGCACTGGCGAGTTGTTATCGAGAATGAGGATGGGTCAAAAGCCAGGCTGAACCTGTATGGTAAGAGTAGTGTACATGAGTTGTTCAAGACTCTACTGGAAAACCGGAAGAAAGGACAAGACTAATGGCCTACACTTATGAAGACCCCCAGTACGTTGTACATGTTTGCAACATGGCGGAAGATAATGAGATCACCGTTGTGTTTGAAAAGAAGAATGGTGAACAGAGAAAGATAACGGGTAAACTTGTACCACCCCCCGATGGTAAATTCACCGTCAACTATAGAGTACTTGAAGAGACTGAGACTGGTCTTTACAAGACGTTCTACGTTGACAAGGTTCTTCTTATCCAACAGGAGGTATAAAGATGGAGTGGACAATCCTGGTTCTGATCCTGATGGGAGTCTTTGCATGGCTGCTTGTAGTAGGTGGCAATCGTAAATAGCCCCCCATAAGGTCTACGAAGAAAGTACGGGTGGTGATTCATATAGGCCCTGGTTTTAGTTACCCCCCTATTGAATCACCCCCCCTATAAACTCTACAAGAGGAAAATGAGCATGTTCGACTGTAATATCTGGTTGAGGGTCAATGATAGTATCAGGGCCCAGTACAGTATAGGTAGAGGTGCCATAGTAAGGGAATGGTATGCTACAAGATCAGGTGTTGCTGTTAGTATCCAAGCCAGTCCTTTCCACTACAGTTTGCCTAAGAGTGCAGAGCCTCCGTATACCCATGTTGAGGTTTTGATAGGGTCAGACCACTATGCACCGCTACTTTTCAAGTATGCACCTAAAGAAGACAGGTATATCGATAGGTGGTCAGTCTTCCCGTATGTTCCTGTTGAGGTAGTCAACAATCTCATTAACTACCTTGACAATAAGGTAGACAGGTTCGATACAGACGACTACATCGAGTTGCGTAAAGAGTAACCTGGTATTTTCCATCAAACTGGGGGATGGGTATATGTGCCTGTCCCCCTTTTTTGTGCCTATGTTTAGTCCAGGGTATAGGTATAGTAGCATAGGTGGGCATACCGGCTATTTCCCACGTAGGTCTATTTCCACTGTAGGACTCATTTTCCTACGTAGGGTCGAAAACAGTTTGCCATATTCACATATATTTATATGTATATATAATCTAATAGGCTATGAGT